CGATGTTCAGGATAAGGCAGATTGGCTATGGGGGTATTATGCCTTTGGCAGCGTGTCGGAATACCTGCAAACCAAAAATAGCGACTTCCAGCGCATCACTCCGGGCGGGTGGATTTTGATTGGTAGGCAGTTTGAGTTCTTCCCCGCCCCCAATGGCACGGCGACATTCCCATATATCAGCAAGATGATCGTTCTGGATGAGAACGGCGCTCCAAAGCCTGCGTTCACTGCCGATACGGACACGTTTATCCTATCAGAGCGCGTGCTGACCCTTGGCTTGATCTGGCGGTATCTGTCGCAAAAGCGGCTTGATTACAGTGAAGAATTGGCAACATACGGCATGGCCTTGTCTCAGGCTCAAACCCGCGACAAGGGGGCGCAAGTGATCCGGCAAGGGCGCAACCGCAATCTGGGGGCTAATCTTGCGTGGCCTTGGCCGCTCGGATGAGGCAACCAGCCAAAGGCAGCAAGCCACGCAAGGCGCAACTGGCCAGCTTTCCCAGCCCCACGGCTGGATTGGTGCGCAATCGCAACCTCTCAATTCCGACAGGCCAGGGCCTTATGCCCGGCGCATCTGTGCTGCGCAACTGGTTCCCAACAGCTTCGTCTGTAATCATGCGGCGCGGTTCTGCGCGGTGGGCGTCTCTGCCTACCGATGAAACGGTCAACTCACTCTGGACTTATGACATTGGCGCTGTGACGCAAATGTTTTCCGCAACCGATGATGGAATTTGGGACGTTTCTACGTCTGGAAATTGGTCGGGCTGGTATCTATCTACTGAGGATGATGAACCTATCGGGACTGAGGTTCTAGACGAAGTGATTGGTGAGGCTGGCATGTATCCGCCAGTTTACCCTGCTACGTCTTCCGATTGGTCCGTTTTGCAATTTTCCACAGCGGGCGGAACTTTTCTGGTCGGCGTAAATGGCGTGGATACGGGCTTCATCTATGACGGAACCACGTATTACCCGTATGTCTTGGGCGGCGCGTTTCGGCTGGGCTTCGACGCAGAGGTAACGCCATTTGTTGCGGGTGAGGTTGTGACGGGTGGCACGTCTGGGGCAACGGCGACGGTTTGGGCCGTTGATGGGGCTGACCTGATTATCACGGGCATCACCGGAACCTTTGTCGATAATGAGGCTCTTACGGGCGATGGTGCGGGTGATGCTACGTCTGATGGTGTTGCCGTGAGCGCGGCTCCGGGCATCGCGGGCATTTCCTCAGATCGGCTGTCCTATGTGTGGGCCTACAAGCAGCGCGTCTATTTCGTTGAGGCAGGGACACTTAACGCTTGGTATCTGCCCGTAGATCAGGTTGGCGGGACTGCGGTTATCCTCCCTCTTGGCGGGGTGTTTAATCTTGGAGGGTCACTCCAATGGGGTCACGTATGGTCATTGAACAGTGGCGGCGATGGGGGGCTGTCAGAGCAGAACGTATTTGTCACCACGGAAGGCGAAGTTGCCGCGTATCAGGGGCTTTCCCCCGATGATGCAGCGTCGTGGTCGAAGGTGGGGGTTTATCGGATCGGCAAGCCGATGGGGAAGAAGGCGTTCATCCGCGCCGGTGGGGATTTGGTGATTGCAACGACTGTGGGCTTTGTGAGCCTGTCGAGCGCAGTAGAGCGTGATGTGGCGGCGCTTGGTGCGGCGGCGGTGTCTTACCCCATTGAAGACCTGTGGGGGCAAGCCGTTCAGGAACGCGGGGCATCGGGGTGGAATTGTAAGGTCTGGCCAGAAGGTCAGATGGTCTATGTCGCACCGCCCACGCCGATCAATCAGCAGCCCGTTCTTCTTGTGGCGAACGCCAACACGGGCGCGTGGTGCCAGTTCACGGGCTGGAACGTCAAGAGCATGATCACGTTTCGCGGTGGCATGTTTTACGGCACGACGCTGGGTCACATCATTCAGGCCAATGTGACCGGGGCGGATCAGGGCGCACCGTATTCCTCGTATTATCTGGGCCTGTTCGATGATCTGAAAACACCGGGAAGCCGGAAGATCGCCAAGATGGCGCGGGTTGTGAAGCGCGGGACTTATGATGCACCGGAGCGAGTTTCTGCGCAGTTCAACTACGATGAAAACCTGCCATCGCCTCCAGATGCCCCGGAAATACCCGCGAGCAACGCTTGGGACATCGGGCTATGGGATGAGGCGGTGTGGGATGCAGAGCGCGGCACTGTAATCACGCAGCGGTGGCAATCCGTTGGCGGCTCCGGTCACGTCATGGCTATCGGGGTGCAGATCACGTCGGGATCGGTTGCCCCGCTGGATATTGAGATTATCCGCGTTGATGCGACGGTGGAGATCGCGGATATCGTTTCGTGATCGTCACCGATGCCAGGGTGGCGGCGCTGGTGGAGGCCATCCTGAAACGCCCGATTGTCCCCCCGTTTACCTGCATCGGGGTGGAGCGCGGCGGAGAGGTGGTTGCAGGAGTGGTTTTCAACTGCTACACTGGCGCTGACATTCATGTGACCGTGGCGGGATCGCCAACGAGGAGCCTCATACGCTCGGTAGGCAAATACGCCTACGGCCAACTCAGGTGCCAGCGTATGACGGTTATCACGGAACAGCCCAAAGTCGTGGAATATGCCCAACGCCTCGGTGGCGTTGTCGAAGGCACTTTGCGAAATCAGTTTGGCGCAGGCCGGGATGGGGTGCTTATCGGCATCTTGCGCGATGAATGGAAACCGACATGAAAACCCCAAAAGCCCCAGATCCCTACAAAACCGCCTCTGCTCAGGCCGGCATGAACCGCGATACTGCCATCACGCAGATGCAGTTGAATGGTGTAAATCAGGTAAACCCGTGGGGGTCTGTCAACTATCAGCAGACGGGGCAGAACAGCTTTACCGACAGCCAAGGGAATGTGGTTTCAACACCGCAATTCACGCAGACCACGACTTACTCCCCGGAACAGCAAGCCATCTTTGACGCCACGCAAGGCGCGCAGGGAAACTTGGCGCAGTTGGCGGAAAGTCAGTCAGGGTTTTTGCGAGACTATGTGGCCAAGCCATTCGAGTTCAACAATTCGGACGCGGAGCAATGGGCCTATGATCTTGCCTCGCCAAGACTGCTTCAACAGCAAGGGCAGAATGAAGCGCAGATGCGCACCGTGCTTGCGAACAAAGGCATCCGCGAGGGTTCGGCGGCTTGGAACGCTGAGATGGGCCGCATGACTAATGCGAATACCGATCAGTTGAACCAACTCGCGCTGACGGGGCGAGGACAGGCGTTTTCGGAGGCATTGGCAAGGCGCAATCAGCCGATCAATGAGATCACCGCGCTGATGTCAGGATCGCAGGTATCCAACCCGGCGCAGATGGGCGGCGCGACACCGCAGGCGGGTGTTGGCGGTGTCGATTACACAGGTCTGGTCAATCAGAAGTATCAGGCTGATCTCTCGAAGTCGCAGGCGGCTATGGGCGGCTTGTTCGGCCTTGTATCCGCTGGCCTGGGCATGTTCTCAGATCGTCGCCTGAAAACAGACATTCAGCGCGTGGGGCAAACTGACGCCGGGACGCCGATCTACACCTATCGTTATATCTGGGGTGGGCCGGTGCAGATGGGCGTCATGGCCCAAGATGTGCCGGAGGCTCAGGTTCCTGATCCAAGCGGCTTCCTTCGGGTTGATTATTCGAGGGTCCAATAATGGCGATTGAGGATTTCTTCACATGGGGTAGCGGCGGTCGGAAAATGACGCCGGAGCAGCTTGCGGCTGAACGTCAAGCGTTGGCGGTCATGCAGGCGCGTGAGGGCGACACGTCCCCGGTTGCGCACTGGTCGCAGGGATTGGGCCGCGTGGTAAACGCGCTGGCTGGCAATTACCGTGAAAGCAAGGCTGACAAGGCAGAGGCCGCTGGTATCGCGCAGGGCCAAGCCGCGATGGCCCCTGTGCTTGCCGCGCTTATGGGCGGTGGTTCTGGGGGCGGATATACTGCGGGTGGCGGTGCATCCAGTGCGGCTGCCCCTGAGGATGCATTGGGCCTTATTCGTGAGTTTGAGGGCTTCCGTGAAACTCCATATTGGGATTTGAACGCCTATCGAGCCGGATACGGCTCTGACACTATCACAATGCCTGACGGCTCTGTTGTTCCTGTTGCGCAGGGCATGTCTGTTTCTCGTGACGATGCGGAGCGTGACTTGTCGCGCCGGGTTGGCACGGAGTTTATCCCCCGCGCTCAAGAAGCGGTGGGGCCTGACGTGTGGGCGGCACTTAACCCGCAGCAACAATCCTCCCTTGCCAGCATCACTTATAATTATGGGTCGCTTCCCTCAAATGTCGCGGCGGCGGTTCAAACCCCCGGCATTGAAGATGATGTTGCAGCCATCAGGGGTTTGGCGACGCATAACGGCGGCATTAATGCGTGGCGGCGCAATCGAGAAGCCGACATTTACGGCGGCGTTGCTGGAATGGGTGGACAACCTCAAACCACTATGTCAACCCAAGGTCAGCCTGCCGCGCAACGCGATATCATAAGCCTACTCATGGCGGCTCAGGCTGACCCATGGGCGCGTAAGCAGTATGGGCCTGTCATTGACGCCCTGATGGGTTCGGAGTTGTCCTCGCGGGCGCAGGCGCAAGATCCGATGTATCAGCTTGGTCTGCAAAAGGCGCAGATGGAAGTTGATGCGATGCGCAACCCAGCCGCTCCCGCGCCGATTGAGGTGGGTGGCGTGTTGCTTGACCCGACGACATTCCAGCCAATCTTTGACAGCCGTGTGCCGGATGTGGTGAAAGACCCAGCCGCCGTGCAGGAATACAAGTTCTACACTGGGCAGGAGCAGGCCGCAGGTCGCACGCCTCTGTCGTTCAATGATTGGGATTTGCAGAAGAAGAAGGCGGGGGCAACATCCGTGACAGTCGGGGGCGCGCCTGAATTGGGCAAGCTTTCGACAGATTACGCATACTTGTCAAACCCAGATGGAACGCCGATCATTGACCCTAAGACCAACCTGCCCAAAGCCGCGCCTGTCCCCGGTTCGCCCGCTGCAATCGAGGCCGAAAAGCTTGGACAGAAAGTCGTTCTGACTGATGCCAACAAGGCGACTGCAACTGAGGTCATCACCAATGCCGCCAAATATGCCCGCGAGGCCGATAAGGCGCGTATGGTCCGTGGATGGGCTGGGGAGCTTGCTGCGAAAAATCCGGGGAGCCAGAACGCAGAAGTGTATCGGCAGGTTGCCGCATTGCAGGCAAACGCCTCTGCGGAAAACATCGCGGCCATGCGTGCGGCAAGCCCATCTGGCGCAGCACTCGGCGGCGTATCTGACCGGGACATTCAACTGCTTGCAGACAAGTCGGGGGCGCTCAATCCAGCAAGCCCAAACTTCGCCCGTGATCTGGATGATTATGAGCGGACAGTTCTGCGCCTCGTTCACGGCAAAGAAGCTGGCGACCGGATTTTTGAAGCCACGCGCGAGGGGGAGGATAAGCCAGAACCATCTCCCCTCAGTGTCAAGCGCCGCCGCTGGAACCCCGAGAAGGGAGCCTTCGAGTGATCGAAATTGAAGGCCCTGATGGTGTGATCTATGAGTTCCCCGAGGGAACCTCTGAGGAAGTCATGGCCAACGCCATGCGCAGCGTTTACCCGACCGGGCAGGCCCCACAGATCAGCGCCGATCAACGCGCGGCGAATATCGAAGCCAAT